GGCCTGTTGCCGAGCCTGTGCCTGTATCGCCGGCGCCGGTTTTGGGTGAGGCAGTGCGTGACCTGGTCGAGGCCACCAAGCCGGTACCTTCCCCGAAAGTGGAAAAGCCGGTCATGGTGCCTGCAGTCCAGGTGCCTAAGCCCGTGGTGGTTGATAACCGCGAGCCTGTTACCAAGCCTGTGCCGGCATCACCGGCGCCGGCTCTAGGTGCGCTGATGCGTGGCCTGGTCGATGCCACCAAGCCGGTACCTGCCCCCGCAGTCCAGGTGCCTTTGCCCTTAGTGGATGTTAGCCGCGAGCCTGTGCCGGCATTGCCCGCGCCGGCCTTAGGCGATGCGATGCGTGACCTGGTCAAGGCCACCAAGTTGGTGCCGGTGGCGACGCCTGCAGTCCAAATGTCTGAGCCTGCGGTGGTCGACAATCGCGAGCCAGTCGTCAAGCCGCTACCGACATCGCCGGCAAAACTGGGCGACACGGGGCGCACAGTGGCCACGCCGGCGCCGGTGCCCTATGACCCGCTCGTCCCAGAGTCCAAGGACCCGTATCTGCTGCCGGCGCTGACGGCCAATAAGGTGCGTTTCCCAGGTGCACCGCTGGTGCGTCCGCCGGCTCAACCTGAGCCTGTGCTCGAGCCAGATCCGTTACCCGAGCCTGAGCCAGTACCGCTCCCAGCGCCGGCACCTGCGAGGTTGGGCGACACGGTGCGTGCGGTGGCCACGCCAGCGCCGTTAGAGCCGTCGGTGTCCAATGACCCGCTTGATGCTGACTCCAATGACCCGTACCTGCTGCCGGCGCTGACGGCCAACAAGGTACGTTTCCCGCGTGCGCCTCTGGTGCGGCCGTCGATTCAATCTGAACCGGTGCCCGAACCTGAGCCTGAGCCTGAGCCAGTGCCGCCCCTGCCGGCGACACCGGCGAAGCTTGGCGACACGGTGCGCGCGGTTGCCACGGCGGTGCCAGTAGAACCGCCGGTGTCCTATGACCCGCTCGATCCTGAGTCCAAGGACCCGTACCTGCTGCCGGCGCTGTCCGCCAACAAGGTGCGTTTCCCAGGTGCGCCCCTGGTGCGGCCGCCGATTCAACCAGAACCGGTGCCCGAGCCAGAGTCAGAACCCGAGCCTGAGCCAGCGCGGCCTCTACCGGCCGCACCGGCGAAGCTTGGCGACACGGTGCGCACGGTGGCCACGCCGGCGCCGGTAGAACCGCCGGTGTCCTATGACCCGCTCGATCCTGAGTCCAGGGACCCATACCTGCTGCCGGCGCTGACGGCCAGCAAGGTGCGTTTCCCTGGCGCAGGCTTGGTGCCGCCGCAAGCTCATCCGCAACCGGCGCCGGAAACGCCGCCGATCAAGCTGGGTGAGACGCTGCGCGAGGTTCCGGCAAAGTCGGCACCGGCGCCAGTAGTTGTCGATCGTAGCGAGCCCAAGCCAGCTGGCGAGGCAGTGCCACTCCAAACAGCCCCCCAGTTGGCGACCCTGCCTGCCGGGTTTGGCGATGTAGTGCGCGACATGATGGCCAAGGCAACGCCGCCGGCGCCGCGAATGCCGGAACTGGTACAGCCAGCCAAGGCAGCCGCGCCTGCGCCTGCAGCGGCGCCGCAGGTGGACCAGGCGTTCTCCTTTTCGCCAAATATCAAGATCGATGTGCAGGGTGATGTGAAGGACCCGGCGCAGGTCGTTCGTGAAATCGAATCGCCCCTGCGGCAGCTGTTTGAGGCTTGGCAGCGTGAAGTATCGGCGCGGATGTCCTCGACTCAGCTATTCGATCAACCACACGTCTAAGGAGGGCCTTATGGCCTACATGCAGCTGCTGGAATCATCTCTGACGGGACTGGTTGCGGCAGGGGAGGCTGGACGCAAGAGTATGGATGGCATGCTGTCACCCCTTAATGGCGCTATCGGCAGCATCACGGGCGCTGCGGCGGAACTGGACAGTATTCCGTTCGTGCCGCCCGAGGTCGGCGCCAAGCTCGGCCGGATCGTGCGCAGTATCAACGTGGCGCAGTCCCGTGTGGGGCAGGTGGCCGCGACCTATAGCCGTGTCGTTAACGGGGCCACCCAGGTGCAGGAGCGACTAGGCACGTTCAAGCGGATGGCGGACAAGGTCTCGGCCGAGGCCGGCCGGGTGGCGGGTTTGGTCAGCCCTTCGCTGTCCAACATCGTGCCCACCGGCGGTCTGCTGGGCACGACAACGCCGCAACCTGAGGCCGTCGCGCCGTTCCCGCATCTGCTGATTATCCAGCCGCATGACCCCAAGAAGCAGCCGTATTACTTCAACCTCGATACGGCTGCGTTTGACGAACTGCGCCGGCAGGCGTCGTTTCGCTGGGCTGGTCAGGAACGCCTTCGCCGCACTGTGGCGCAGCAGGCTGTGGGTTTGGGTGAGGAAAAGATCACGCTCAAGGGCGCGATTTTCCCCCATCACAAGGGCGGCCTGCAGCAGCTGAACGTGCTGCGCACCATTGGCCGTAACCTGCAGCCGCTGAACCTGGTCACGGGCTACGGCGAGGTGCTGGGCAATTGGTGCCTGGTCAGTATTGAAGAGCAACAAAGCCACCTGCTGTCAGGCGGCATCCCCCGTAAACAGGGTTTTAACCTGGAGTTTGTGAGTTATGGCAACGACATGCAGAACGTCTGACGGCGACCTGCTCGACGTGATCTGTCAGCACCACTACGGGCACCTCAACGGCACCGTCGAGGCGGTGCTGGAAGCCAACCCGGATCTGGCCAGGCAAGCGCAGCCTTATCGTGCCGGCTTGCTGATCCTGTTGCCCGATCTATCGGCACCGGCGGTCGAGTTGCTGCAACTGTTCGACTGACCCCGCGTACCTGTAACGAAGCCCCGTCCCGTGCGGGGCTTTCTGTTTCTGGAGTAAGCATGAAACCAACCTATCGAATCATCGCGGACCGCAAGGACATCACCGCGCTGATCAATGACCGCTTGATGCTGCTGAGGATCTCGGACAAGCCCGGCATGGCGTCGGATGAGTTTGAGCTGCGAATTGACGACCGCGATCAGGTCGTCGCACTACCGGCGCGAGGAGGCGTGGTCGAGGTCCTACTGGGCTATGAGGGCCAACCTCTCAAGCGGATGGGGGCCTACACCGTCGACGAGGTGCAGCTGTCCGGCCCACCGGACGAGTTGACCATTCGCGGTAAGGCCAGCGATATGCGTGGCAGTGGAAAGACCATTCGAAGCGGCAGCTGGGAGGGCGTGCCGCTTTCGCAGATTGTCACCGAAATTGCCAAGCGCAACGGCTGGGAACCGGTGTGCCCAGTCACGACGAAGGTCGAGCGCATCGACCAGCGCAACGAGTCGGATTTCAACTTTGTCACGCGCCTGGCGCGTCAGTACGACAGCACGGCCAAGGTGGCTGAAGGCAAGCTGCTGGTCATGCCTAGGCAGGGCGGCAAAAGTACGTCGGGCAAGTCGCTGCAGGTCGTGAAGATCAACAAGACGGAAGTCTTCCGCTACCAGTTCCGACTGGGCGATCGCAGTACGCAAAAGGCGGTTAAGACCCAGCACCAGGACCCGAAAACCGGAGCCTTGAAGGTCGTCCAGCTGGACAACGACGAATCGCCGGATGGCCTGCCGTCGGTTCATACCGACCGCCATATCTACCCCAACGAAACCGCCGCCAAGCAGGCCGCCAAGGCGCGGCTGGCCGCGTTTAACCGCAGCACCGCCAGCGTGCGCCTGGAAATGGCAGGTCGACACGACCTGTTCGCTGAATGTTCGATCAATGCGCTGGACTTCAAGGTCGGGCTCGATGGCGAGTACCTGGTGGACAGCGTCGAGCAGGTGTTTACCCAGAACGGTTGGACAACAACTGTGGAATGCAACGGCGGCAAGAAGGGCAAGGCCAAAGCCTCGGGCAAGAAAAAGAAAGACGAAAAGCCGCTCAAGGTTGAGCAGCTCTAACCCTCATGGCCGTATATGGCCAACCCTGGAGAAATCAATGGCTATCTCAGTTCAACAGTTGCAGCAGATCCTCCCCAACGCCGGCCGCAAAGCCGGCGTTTTTGTTCCTGGACTCAATGCGACGATGGGTAAGTACTCGATCATTACGCCTCGGCGCATTGCCGCATTCCTTGCGCAAGTCGGCCATGAGTCTGGCCAGCTGCTTTACGTGCGCGAACTCGGTAACGATGCCTACCTGGCCAAGTACGACACTGGGCGCCTGGCGCAGCGCCTCGGCAATACCCCGGAGGCTGACGGTGATGGCCAGCGGTACCGTGGCCGTGGGCTCATCCAGATTACCGGCCGCGACAACTACGAAGCCTGCAGCGAAGCGCTGTTCGGTGACAGCAGCTTGCTCAATACCCCTGATCTGCTCGAACAGCCCGTGTACGCCTCGCTGTCGGCCGGCTGGTTCTGGCAGCGTGCGGGGCTTAATACCCTGGCTGACAAGGTGTTGCAGGCCGATGACGCGGTTTTCGAGTCGATCACGCGCCGCATCAATGGTGGCCTGAATGGGTTGAAAGATCGCCAGGCGCTCTACACGCGTGCACTTGAGGTGTTGCAGTGATGTCGCTGAATTGGCGCATCGCACTTCTGGCCGTGGCGGTCGGGCTCTATGCCGGCGGCCGAAGCGCCTGGGTGTGGCAGGCTAGTGAGTACGGAAAGCAGTTGGCTGAGCAGGCTGCCGGCTATGTCCAGCAGTTGGCGGACAGGGATCGGACTCGTGGTCGTGAGCGTGAGGCGGCAGCGGCTGCTGCCCTGGAGCAGTTGGCAGAGCAGAAAGCTCGGCGAAAAGACCTGGAGGATCGCCTTCAGGAGCAGGGCAAAACACATTGGAAGGAGATGAACGATGCACAACAGATTCAAGCTCGCCTGCGTGACAGGCTGGCTACTGCTGACTTGCGGTTGTCAGTCCTTGTCGACGCTGGAGCCTTTGCCGCCCCGGGTTGTGACGGTGGGGTGCGAGAAGCCGCCGGCACCGGAGGCATGGTTCATGGACCCATTCGTGGCCAACTTGACCCAGCGCATGCTCAGCGAATTATCGGTATCACCGACGGCGGTGATCGAGGACTGATCGCACTGAGGGCCTGCCAGGCCTACGTCCGAGAAGTCACCAAATGAAAAGAGGCGAGCCGGGCGGATGCGCCAACATCCAGTCCGGCCTGCCGAATCCGCAGCCCTTTCCTGCAAGTCCAGCCTTTGTGCATAAAACGCGGTGAGACTATTGCCTGCTTATTTATACAGTAAAGGCTTGATGCTTATAGTCCGTCCTATCAGCGTAGGCTATTTTTGAAAAAAATATTATTCATTTGTAGGTGTTTCAAGATCAGGGTGAATGAACAGCGGCTGGCAGATCACATGTGAGATTTTATTCACGATCTCGCTGCCGAACTCCTCTTTCAGCATTATCCGGGTTAGGCCTGTATGAGTATAGTAAGCACCTCGCTCATATCGGTTGCACCATTCTGTGTTTGGCGCTGCTGCCAGTTTTATAATGGGTGTTATAGCTTTCCCTCTCTCCTCTTCCAGTGCCTTGCCTAGATGGCTTTTTATAATTTCTTTTAATCTATTTGTGTGTGTTACGCCTAGTTTGGTTAGGTCGTCTAGAAGTGCGGCATAGGGTTCATTGTCGGCTATGTTGTTTGCTGGCAACATATCTGCCAATACTTTCGCGAGATTGTCAACGTTTATAAGTTCGTCTTTGGTAATTGAGCTTTTTACGTGGGTGACATAATCATCGCGATCTTTGAGTACTCGCTCAAACTCTAGGTCTACAGTTTCTAATAGTGCAGAAACTCTGTTTATTGATCTTCGGACTGGGAGTGGTACGCCTGATTCATTTTTATATTGTAATTTGTGAGATGCTGCTGCCCATATGTGTTGTGCAAGAGTTCTAATTTGGAGTTCGATAAAGAACTCATTTAGTCCTGATAGGCTTGGGAGCGAAAGCCAGGCTGTAGGGATTCTGACTATGTAGTGCTGAGACTGATATCCGAATTCCGAATCGCTAAGTCGATCCCCTGTGTCCTCGGATGAAATTATTTCAAATGTATTGGTTATCAATTTTTTAATTTCTACCAGGTCTCTTTTGAATAGTAAGATGCAACGTATTCCAATGAGGTCTTGTAGCTCTAGTATATTTTCGAGCTTGATGCTTTTTCTTTCGATTTTTTCAAAAATTGAGGTGAGGTCTTTAATGCGGCTTTCAATGGGGACGCCAAGGGTTATGTTTGCGGGGGCGAATAGCTCTAGCAGTTGCACGATGACCGCATCGCGTAGGCGTTCAGCTCGACCTATGTTGTCTTGGTATGCAATGCGCAATTTTTCACTGTCCATGCTTTATGGTCTCCTTGGGGTAAACTATAAGAGTTTATATTGCTCTAGTATTGTGGGATAACTCTAAAGCTCGAAATATACTAGGTGCCCAATGGCTGCGCCAGTCGTGAGCACTTTTTCTAGCTCCCCCTAGGCTATCGCCTACACGACATGCCCACTGCGCCATATCGGCGCTCCACTGGCCGAGCAGGCGAATGTCAAGACCTACGCCCGAGCGCGACGATCCACTCATATCTACCTGTTTTACGGGCGCTATCTGGAAACCATCGTTTCGAACTACGACAATGAGGCAAAGACACTTCACTTGGTGTGAATGGCTCTTTATCTGTAACGGGTTCAGCCCAAGTATGATCACTTCTCAGCGAAAAATTGGCGCTTTCGCTCAATCTGCTTGGTGAAATCAGCTTTACGCGTTGCTGGCTAGCTCGGCCAATCGCTGCTTGGCGACGTTGTCGACCATTACTTCTGCGTCCTAGATGTTGGGCCATCCGAAGAAATGCACAATGTCCAGTCCGAGACAGCCGCCCCGAGCGGCGGCCTACGCGATCAGGCAATTCACGGGGCTGTTATCTGCCTGGAACGATGCTAGTGCCAAGTGTAGGCGGCTTGCTCCAAGTATGTGGTGGCGCCTTTGTTGCATGTGTTACAAGTATTTCGCGGGCTTTTTATCTTTCCAGTAGGAAAGCCTGTTCCTTCGCCTCAGGCTGGGGGGGGAATGATACCTCCGAAAGCTTAGATAGGATTGGGATCAAAGATCTGTTCTGGAATATCGTTTTGTCTTTGTTCCAGTGGACGCTGATTATGTTGTTGACTTCATCTATTTTTTGAACTGTGGATTTGCCTGGGCCCGTATATATGAATAGCCAATCCCCGGCGTTGACGATTCCGTTGCCGAACCAAAACATGTGGTCTTGAATTGGAGTAGCAGTACCATCCATGTTTTGATGGCCGATCAGTACGCAGTAGTTGGCGAGGTCGCACTGTTCCGTAACCATGATGGCAATGAGTTCTTTGTTAGGGGTGCCAGCGTCCTGGACACCCCATAGATTTAGAGGTCTCATCTCTTATTACCTATGTGAGTGATGCCTATGGGGAGGAGGAGAATGATTCCACCTAATAAGCCTACAGCATATGACAACTGCATATTGCTTTTGTACATGTCTAGCGCAATACCGAGCAGTGCAGTTCCAATGATTCCCGTCCACTGATTGATGCGCGAGGTTTTATTGGCTGAATCTAGTTGCTCGATTAGCTTTGTCTCATTGATTCGAGAGTTGGTTAGCTGTGTTGTAAGCTCAAGTGTTTGAGCGTCTTTAGTATTTAATTTGCTTTTTACAGACTCTAAGTCATTCGTAAGGTGGTGAACTATCCCGGCGAGGAATGCGGCGTTGGTATCGCCTCCTAAGCTTCTCGGATGATTTTCAGCAAGGCCTTTGACGGTTTTTAGCAGTACCCCCTCAAGCGGAGCATCAGCGCGAAAGCCAGGCTCGTTAGCTGAGCCTTTCAGTTGCATGCCATTAGCACCAGTGTTTGCGGGCGTTGGTAATCCTTCGCTCATTTCTATTTGTCCATGCTTTTAGACATGAACAACTATAGCTGCAGGCGATGTCATTTTGCTATCCGCATGATGTGCGAGTTGAGCCGGCTAGGGGAGCTCCGGGCATAGCTTGGCTCAGCGGTGGCTATCTCAGCTTCTAAGCTTGACCGCGCCGATAGACGTCATGCTAGCGTGAAAGGAAACAAGCTCGTTTATAATCGTTGGGGCAGTCACAATGCATCGGCTGGCTCATTCCCCATGGTCCGGATGTGGGGCAAAATTGGGGCAAACCATACGCCATTCCATGCCAATCTACGCCCATGCATATGCTAATGCCAGAATGAGAGATGGCGCTCAAGCCTCGATAAATAGGGGCTTATGCGCCTGTTCCGGTTGGTACTACAGCACAATCGGGGTGTGTGCGGAGAGATCTGACATTCAGGGCCTTACAGCGGGTGATCTGGTTGGCGATGGTAAAACCGGCAATGGTACAGGCTTTTTCATCCAGATGCAGGCGGCCGCAGTGGGGCATGTGCGCGCAGTTCGGCGGGCCATCATGGAGCTTTGCCCTTGACTCCACTAGAATGCGCGGCCTTTTTGAATGCCCCTAGCCGTGACGTAGCGATGAACCTGTCCAGCCGTATCCCTTATGTAAAGCAGCAACTGATCTACCTCCTGTACGGTGATCGGCGGATTTACCAGCTGGAAGCCAAGCTCAGCATCCTCACCGCCCTGGCGCGTTGCAAGCCGGCGGAGCTGCCGGTTATTCGCGTGCTGACCGACCAGCCTCAGGCATTCGCCGGTTGGCCGGTGGAGGTGATCGCGCTGGATGACGCGACCCTGCAGGCCTGGACCGGGGAGGGCGGCTACACCCATCGGCGCAAGGCCTGCGCCATTGCGCAAGCTGGGCAGTGGGCGGACAAGACAGTGTTCATCGACACCGACACGGTGTTCCTGCAGTCACCGCTGAAGCTGTTTGGCCAGGTGGATGCCGGGCAGTACCTAGTGGACGAGGTCGAGATGCGCTGGGCCGAGGCGTCGCACCGTGAGGACTACCTCGGCTTCAGCGCAGGGCTTGCGCGTGCGGGCGCTGTGCCGAGCGACGACCTGCGGCTGTGCAACAGCGGTGTCCTGGGCTTCACCCGTGAGAATGCCGGCATTGCCGAACGGGCCATCCAGCGCATCGATGCATGGACGCCTTACGCCCGTGAGTTGCACACCATCGAGCAGATCGCCTTTTCGTTCGAGTTGCAGGGCGTGCAGATCAACCAGGCGCGTGGCGTGATCAGCCACTACTTTGCGATGAAGCAGTACATCCACGCCATTCTGGAGATTTTCTTCGCCCGCCACGGCGAGCGCTTTACGCCGAAGATGCCTGGCCTGGCCTTGAAGGTGCCTGCGCATCGCCCGGTGCCATCCTGGCTCAACCGCCTTTCGGTCAAGTGGAGCCTTACGCGCGTGCCCCCAGAGCTGCGGGGTGTCGGCCGCAAGCTTTTATATGGCAGTGTCATCGGCCGCGACGATTACCAGCGCGCCTGCAAGGTGGTCTGGTGGCGTTCGGCGATTGAGGACATGCGCCATTTGCGTGGCCTGGACTGGACCCAGGGCTGGCCAGCCGGCCTACCGCGTCTTGGGCGGCGCGACGAGCGTGCGTTCAGCGCCATTGCCCGCGATAGCCTGAAGGTTTCCTGAAGCCGCGCCGCGCATGGGGTGGTAGGGTAGTGCGCAGTCTTCAAGGAGCCTGACATGGACCCGATCACCGCACTTTCCGCCCGCCTGGGCGAGCACCTGCGCCGCTTCAATGCCCAGGTGACCACCGCCGAATCCTGCACGGGCGGTGGCATCGCCGAGGCCATTACCCGCATCCCCGGCAGTTCGGCCTGGTTCGAGGCCGGGTACGTGACCTACTCCAATGCCCAGAAGACCCGCCAGCTGGGGGTGCCCGCGGCACTGTTCGGCCAGGTGGGGGCGGTCAGCCAGGAGGTGGTCGAAGCCATGGCCCGCGGGGCGCAGGCGGCCAGCGGCGCGCGCTTTGCGGTGGCGGTGAGCGGTGTGGCCGGGCCGGACGGTGGCTCGCCGGCAAAACCGGTGGGTACCGTGTGGCTGGCCTGGGCCGATGGCAGCCGTGTCTTCAGCGAGCGCCGCCAGTTCGACGGCGACCGTGATGCGGTGCGCCGACAAACGGTGATCGCCGCGTTAGACGGCTTGTTACAGCTTGGTGCCGAGTAAATCGACGACAGGGGTTTGCGCGCGCGCTTCGCTGTGGAATAATACTGGCTACTTATACAGGTATTCCGGCCATCAGGGCCAAGTCGAACACGTGAGGGTTTCAATGGACGACAACAAGAAACGCGCCTTGGCTGCGGCCCTGGGTCAGATCGAACGCCAATTCGGCAAAGGCGCAGTCATGCGCATGGGCGACCACGAGCGCACCGGCATCCCGGCTATCTCCACCGGTTCCCTGGGCCTGGACATCGCCCTCGGCATTGGCGGCCTGCCAAAAGGCCGTATCGTCGAAATCTACGGCCCGGAGTCCTCGGGTAAAACCACGCTGACCCTGTCGGTCATCGCCGAAGCCCAGAAGAACGGCGCCACCTGCGCCTTCGTCGACGCCGAGCACGCCCTTGACCCGGAATACGCCGGCAAGTTGGGCGTCAATGTCGACGACCTGCTGGTGTCGCAGCCAGACACCGGTGAGCAGGCGCTGGAAATCACCGACATGCTGGTGCGCTCCAACGCGGTCGACGTGATCATCGTCGACTCCGTG